TTTTGTTTTTAGTTCTGCATTTACAAATCTTTTGTATTCAACAGAACCTCCTTCTGGATTTCCTGATCCATTTGTGTTTTTAAGTGCTTCTGATACTGCACTTACTTGTATGTTTTCAATTACTCCGTCTAATACTTCTGCTAAATTATCCATTGTTGCCTGGTTTGTATAATCTGCAATATTTAATGCTGGTTGTCTTGCCATAATAAAATCACTCCTTTTTTTATTTTAATAACTTGCTCTTGACACATTTTTCTTTTTAGTTGCTGTGTCAGTCAACTTTGTTACAGGTGTTTTTTCTTTTAAACTTTGATTTACACCTAATTCAACTGCTTTTAAATACGTTTGTTTTATTGTACTTAATTGCTCTTTTACTTGTTCTGCTGTATTATATTTATTGAAATCTATCAAGTTTATTAATTCAACTGGTATATCTTCATTGTCTTTTATAGTCTGGTCTTTTAATTGGTACGCATTAAGCATAGCCTCTGATTTTTCTGCCCTTGACTTGTATCCATTTAGTTCTTCTTTTAGTCTTTCTTCACTTGATAGTTTAGCAAGTCTTTCTGCTTCTGTCTTTTCTGCTTCTAACTCCTTTCTTATTTTATCTTTTTCTGCTGAAATCATTTTATTGACTTCATCTCTTGTAAAAGTCTTTTCTGCTTTTACTTCTTTTTTTGTTTCCACAGTGTTATCCACAGTTTCAACAGCCTCAGTAGTTACTTCTTTTTTCTCTTCCATATAATACCTCCGATTTTACGCCTCTTACGGCAAACATTTCGCTTTTACAGTGCGATAACTAAATAAAATAAAAAAGCACCAAAAATAGACATAAAGTCTAAATTTGATGCTCATAGGCACTCTTTGAACAAAGTATATAATTCTTATATACAATATATCACATTTTATCTTTTTTGGCAATACTTGTTCGCTCAAATATTGTAATATTTTTACAACGTGGACAAAATGCTTCTATATGATAGTCACTTCTTAACTTTCCTTTAAATATTTGTTTGTTGCAATTACTACACCTAAATTCACTCATTATTATTTTGTAAATTTCTGATTTTTCCATTAAAATTCTCCTATAATATATACGTTATACTAGAACGGCAATGATGTATATTGTTGTTTATTGGAGGAAGATTATCCCCGCACTTTCAAACCTTGTGTTCTATATACAACATTTCTTTTGTCATAAGCACTATATCTATCATATACATTTAATTTATTTATCCAAAATTCTTGATTATTTAATGTCTCACACATCAATGTTGTAACTTTATCAATTACTGCAATAAATTTTACTTTTTGTATTCCTGCATCTTCATATATTTTTAGTTTTGTTTGATTTACTATATATACAAGCTCATCTTCTAATGCTCCTGTGTATGTGTCCTCTTTACTGGGATTTTCTTTTTTCTTTAAATATCTGTTTTTTTGTTTTAATAACAAGTCTGGTATATTCTTATTGCCATTTGTTAGTAAATGTCTATACATTTCGTCTGAATTATACAATGTCATTGTGTCTTGATAATCTTTCCATATATAACCATTTGCATTTGGCAAAGATAATAAACTTAATCCATATAAAACATATAAAGGTGGATTTAATAACTTTGATTTTTTCCATCTATCTTCTGGCAAATCTTTTTTTAATGCTTTTACTTCTGTTTCATAAGTGTATGTTACTAATTCCTCAATTATCATACTTTCATATTCGTCTAATTCATTTTGTTTTTCATTGTATAATATGTATAATAGAAATTCTACTATCTCATTATTTTGTATTTTTGATCTACCAAGTAGCTTTTTAGCCCAGAATTTACCATAATCATTCAAAATATTATACTTTTTTTTGACATACCCCTTAAAACGTTCGACATTTGATTTTGACGCTATTTTAGTGTCTAGCTTATATGTATTATAAATTTTTTCTATTTCTTCCTCTAAATCAGTTGTCGTGTATTGTTTTAAAGTCTTGCCTTCTAATTTATTCAGTATCTGCCACATTTACATCTTCCTCTTCATTTTTATTGGCATTTTGTAAATTATTACGTTGATTTTTTATTCTTTCCATGTTTTCGTTAAAATTCTCTGTTGCTTCTTCTTCTTTTTTTGATAATTCGCTTTCGACATCTATATCTAATGGTAACATATTTAAAACAGTTTCATCTGATAATACTTCCCTTAATTTTAATGCCATATCAACTAAACTATCTTTATCAGTTGGTAAGTTTCTTTCAAGGTCAATTTGTATTTCTCTAAAATCATAATTTGTTTTCTTTTTAAGATTTATTCTTCCAATTATATTTTCCCACATTGCCAATAATTCTCTTTTAAATAATTTATCTGCTCTTGTTAATACTTGCTCTAATGGAAAAAATGACCTTTCAATTTCTGTTGCTGTCTTTTCCTTTGTTGATATTTCACTTATACTTGGTATCATACTATCATAAGTATTAATTCTATTAATGTCTTTTTATGATTTTCAGAGGCGGTGTCATTTACATCTTTTGTTATCCAGTCTATATCTCCTGTATTATCTGGAGTATAAAATGTTGGTGCTTCCAATATTAAGTTATCTTCTTTGGTTCTTTCAGGATTTTTTATCCATTGTCCACTTTCATTTTGTATCATTAATGGGTTTTGTGGAGTAAATCCTGTTATTTTAAGTTTAGCATCGTCATTATATTCAAATAAATGCTTATTGTTTTTTATAATTGTTTCGTATGCGTCTATTAATGTTAATACTGGTTCATATATACATAATTCGTCTGGATTTTCTACTGCGTTAAATGGTGTTAAATCCCATTTTACTTCTTCTCTTGCATCGGTATCTTCTAAATATTCGTCTGGTGCTTTTTTACTGTTTTTATAATATCTTTTACTATTTGCTGTTATTACCTCTACCATGTCAGCTTCAAATCCATCTTTGTCTGTTTCTTGCCATATTCTTATACCACCTATTTTTTGTATTGGTGTTGAATAATCATATATTGCAACCGTTTGTAAACTAGGCACTCTTGCAAATACTATTTCATTTTGTTCTGTTTCATATTCTATCCAATAACAAGCATTAGTAGTCATATAATCAAATACTAACTCATAAAAAAAGGCTGGTAAATCATTATAGTCGTTAATATAATCTATAATCATTTTTAACTCATCAGCATTTGCATTTTTACCTACTATTTTGTCAAATAACTTTTGTATTGTTTTTTTCTTTTTTAAATTTCTTTCCTGTTTTACACTATATTTAGGAGCTTTTCCTCCAAAATATCCTGTTGCTATATTTGCTATATAATATTCTAATGGCACTTTTATTTCTGCATTTGCTTTTCTTTTGTATCTGTTATATAGTTCTAATCTATGTGCTAATATTTCCTTTGCTTTTACTACTATATCTGATATATTTTTTTCATCGTCTAAATACTCAAGTTTCATTTGTAGCATATATAAATTCCTCCTTAAATTCTTCCATATCCAAATTGTAATATTTTTGGTGTTGTATTTTCATATACTCCTGTTGTACAATCTGGTCCGATCATCGTGTTTGTTTTTTCCTTCTCGTTGATAACTATTCATTGCCTTATAATATTCTGGAAATCTTGTTGCCCAATCTTCTGGCATAAATACATTTGTCATTACTCCTGTTGCATTACTTAATATTCTTGCTATTTTATTTTCGCTGTTATGAAACCAGTCTATTACTGTGTGTCGGTTGTTTAGTTTTATCAACTCTTGCTGTACATTTCTTGCATAACCTCTACCACCATTATTACTTTCTATTTTGCAATAACCTACATTGTCTTTTGTCATCATTTTTGCTTGTGCTGGTTCTGTTATTTCCATTGGCTCTTGTGTAAATAATACATCTAATATATATTTTTGATCATTAAAATCTACTCCATAATCTATACTGCACAAATAATCTTCTCCCATATCTGCTGTATCTGTATAATTCATAATATACTTAAACGTTGGTATATTTTCATATTTGTATGTCAAGAAATTACTATACAATTTACCTTTTATATTTATTGGCTCTTGTTGATAATTAGCAGATATTATATCTTTATTCATGGTTTTAGTCTTAAACTCAAAATCTTCTTTTGAAAGTATTTCGTCGCATAACATTGTTCCATCATCTTGTACTGCTTTATAATTTATATGTTCTACATCTTTGTAATTTTCTAATATAAAACCTGCTAAATCATTACTTGCCCATCTAGTCATTATTGCTATTAGCTTAAAACCACTCTCAGTTCTAGATAGCATTGTATTAGAATACCACTCTTGGTGTTTTTGTAATACATTTTCGTTATATGCTTCTTCTGCATTTTTTATAATGTCATCTATTATCATTATATTACAACCAAAACCTGTTGCTGTTCCTGTTGGAGAAGTTGCTAAATAATTTGCTTCTTCATTTCCTTTTAATGCCCATTTAGTTGCACTTGCTTCTCCATATTTTATTTTTGTTTCTGGAAATACTTTACTAAATGTTCCATCTTCTTCTTGTATGCTATCTCTTACTTGTTTTGCAAATGTTCCTGACAATGTTTCGTTATATGATCCTGTCATTATTTTACGTTTATTGTCTTGTCCTAGCAACCATTGTACTAATAATGTAGCAGTTCTTGACTTTCCGTGTCTTGGTGGTAAATCTATTACTAATATCTTTTTATCACTCTCAATAAATTCTTGGAGTTTATTACACATATCTTTTAAATATGTTCTATTTTCTTTATAAAAGTCTGGAGCTTTTAATTTACAATAATGCCAAAAACTTCTTCTAGCTAATTCAAGTCTTGCTTGTTCTTTTACATAATCAGGTATCATTTAATCACCTGCTAGTTTTTTTAATTCTTCTGTTGATAATTCTTTATAATTATTTTTAGCATCTACTTCTGCGACTATTTCTTGTCTATCTCTTTGATTTAAGTATTGTTTACCTAACCATATTGCCATAGTGGGATTTTTTTCTGCTAATCTAAACTGTGTTCTTCTTAATGACATTTTTCCACTTTCCATTCCTTTTTTATATATACCGCAAAACGTTTCATCTCTTTGTAATGTATCAACACTACAACCTAGAAAAGAAGCTATTTCTTGTTGTGTACATTGTATCCCTGCTAATTTTTCAACCATGTCATAATCTATTTTAAATTTTGGTCTTGCCACTATATCACTTCCTTTTTAAAATAATCCCCATTCTGCAAATTTTTCAAATCCACCCTGTTCTTTTATATATTGTCTTGCTATTTCTACTATTTCATTGTAAGGTCTACCATCTATTGTGTCATCTCCTATTGCACAACATAATTCTACAGGCTTTCCTGTTTCCTGTGCCTTTAAAAATGCATAAATGTTTACTGACACATCTGCCTTTGATAAGTCTTTTCCATGTAATCCTCCACCTGTTACACTATCTGCCATGTCAGATCCAAGTTTTCTATTTGTTGCTCCTGTATCTACATCTGTTCCACCTGTCCATTCTCCTAAGGGATTAATAAATATTCTTTTAATACTTGTATTTCCCCACTCTTCATATAATTCTGTATTTTTTGCATTACTTTGGCATATTATAAGTTTATCTGTTTTGTCTAATATATATTTACCATCACTTTTATATTTATCATAAATTGTGTGTGCTATTTCACTCATTATTTTTTGTTCTCTTGTTAATGGCGTTCCTTTAAATATACCATTATCTCCACATCTTATTTTTTCTTTTTGATTTCTTGCTAAATGTTCATCCTGTTTTACTGTTTTTACAAAAACTCCAATATCATTGCTTTCTGTTATTCTATCTACTATTTCTATAATTTCAGCATCTTCAAAATTTTCTGATGTTTCAATTATAATATTACATTCTCCATGACCAATTAAAACTTCAACTGCTATTTTAGGATTTTCTTGTTTTGTATAAGCCAAGTCTACTATTGCACCTGCAATTCTATCTGCTATTTTATCTGGATGTTTTGGGTTTACTTTTTCTATCATAATTTTATTGCCTTCTTTCCTGTAAAGTTTTCCCATCTTTGTATTATTACATCTACATAATGTGGGTCTAGTTCCATCATATAACATTTTCTACTTAATTGTTCACAAGCTATAAGTGTTGAGCCACTACCACCATATATATCAACTATTAAATCATTTTCTTTTGAATATTTTTCAATGAATGGTGTTATTACTTGTAAAGGTTTTTGTGTTGGGTGTTCTCTTGTTTTCATATCTTGAGCAGATAAACCAAAATATCTAAACCAATTAAAGTGTATTACCTCTTTTTTGTGTTGATTTTTAGTCCATAATAATTCAAATTCACTATTATAACCTGCGTCACCATTTGTTTGCAAAGTTTTATCCCATACAATTAAATTTCCTTCTTTAAATTTTGGTATTAAATCGAAGTAATAATCTACTCCCCACAAAAATATTTCGTTACAATAATCAAAATTATTAAATACAGTATTTATTAAATCATCTTTAAAATCTTCATTATCTCCTATTACTTTTGAATATGTTTTGCCTTTTCTTCCATTACCTTCCATTTTAGAATAATCAGTATCTAAATTCATTCCGATAAGGTGGATCTGTAAATACCATATCGGCTTTAACGCCATTCATCAATTTTGCTACATCTTCTTCACTTGTGCTATCTCCACACATTAATCTGTGATTTCCTAATTGGTATATATCTCCTAATTTTGCTTTTGGTTCTTCTGGAACTTCTGGCACTTCATCTTCTATTATTTCTTTTTCTTCTTCATCGCCTAAATCTAAATCAAAGCCAAAGTCGGACATATCTATATTTAATATATCATCTAATTCATTATTTAATATGTCTATATCAAAGCCTGAGTTCATTGTTAATTTATTATGTGCTAATGTATATGCTTTTCTTTCTTCATCTGATAAATGGTCTAATCTTATTATTGGTACTTCTGTATAACCTAATTCTTTACAAGCTATTAATCTTCCGTGTCCTTCTACTATTTCATCTTTCCATATTCCTATCGGATCGTCCATTCCAAATTGTTCTATTGACTTTTTTATTTGTTCTATTTGTTCTTTTGAATGTAATTTTGCATTATTTTTATATGGCTTTATGGTATTTATATCTATATACTCTATTTTTAATTTATCCATACTTTCTCCCTATTTTTTAGTTGTTTTTCTTTTAGTATTTGTCTTTTTAGTTGTTGTTTTGTTGACTGGTTTTTCGTTTTTCTCTACAATTTCTTCAAGTACATTTACAACTGTTATTTTTGATAAATTATTTCCTGTTAAATAATCTACCATTTTTTCGTCACATTCAAAAGTATCTCCTACAAAAAGTTTTCCTTTTTCTTCTTTATCGGCTCTTACTATGTTTTTTAATTCCTTGTAATCTTCTAAAGTAAATTCTTTAATTACCTCGCATTTAAACATTATATTTTCCTCCTCTTTTTCTATATATACTTCATTGCCTAAATAATCTAACCATTTTTCTAAAGCGTTATTATTATATTCAGGACATTTTGGTATCTTTAATAATTTTTTTACGTCAAATTTCATATCTAGTGGTACTACATAACCATTTATTCCATCTTTAATTAGCTCTGTACAACCTGGTATATCTGTTACTATACAAGGTGTTTGATATTGCAGGCTTTCTTGTACTGTATAAGGTAGTCCTTCACTATCACTTAATAATACTGTATAATCTGAATTTGCTAGATAATCCCATATATCAAATCTTTGTTTGTAAAAATGTACTTCTTCATAATCACATCTTACATTTGAATTAGTAAATATATCCCATTGGAACTTTATATTTGCTTGTCTTAACATATACATTAGCTTTAACATTCTGTCCCAACCTTTTTCTGTGTCTATTCTAGTACAACTTATTAACTTTAATATTTTATTTGTTTTAACCTTTGGTGCAAGTATATTTATTATTGTTATAGGATTATCTTTTAACACTTCATTACTCATTTTTGATACAAATTCACCACAACCTATAACTTCATTTGTCTTATCAAATTCATTATATTGATTAAATAATTTCTTTTTATCTAACAAAAACTTGTAATTTGCGTGTCGCATTTCTATATATCTATTGTCTTTTGATATAACATTTTTAGGAACTAACCCCCATACAGAATTTCTTATAAATATATCGCAAGTATATGTTTTTTCTCTATCGTAAGTTTCTAATTTTACTAATTTTCTTAATCTTTGTAATTGTTTAGGATCTCCTGCACTATATAAAACAGTTATATCATAATAATTTCTTAAATTTAAACACCAATTATATAAAAATGTCTCTACACCACCTATCTGGCATATATAACTATGATATATAATTATTGTTTTTTGCTTCATTAAATTTCCCCTCTCATTACTTTTGTTGTTAATGAAGTATCTAAACCTGTTTCTATTTGATATAAGGCTTTTGGTACATAAGTGTACGTTTTAATTGTATTTTCTACTTTTTTACTCCAATTTATGTCAGCAAATATTATGTTTTCTTCTTCAAATAAATTATTATCTAAAATAAATTGCCTATTAACAATATGTAAAGGTTCTCCATTCCAACCTAGTTTTGTATAATATGGAGTAGTTTTTTCACTCGGTATAAATGTTTCATTCCATATTCCAAAAGCTCTAAATCCAATTAAGATTAAATCTTGTCCTTTATTTACTTTATCTATTTCTTCTAATGTTTCAGGTAATATATAATCATCACTATTTATAAATACTAAATAATCTCCTATTGCTTCTCTTATACCAGTATTTCTTGCTCCTCCATTATTTTTGTTTACTTTATGTCTAATATATTTATATCCATATTCTTTTGCTATTTGTGGAGTATCAATAGGGCTACAATCATCTATACATATAACTTCATAGGGTTGTAAAGTTTGATTTTTTATACTATCTAAACATCTTCTAAATATATTTTCTTCTGTAATATAACATGGTATTATTATACTATACTTCATTTT